TGATGAAACATGGATGAATGCCCGAAAGGCTGTGGAACTCGGGTTTGCCGACAAAATCCTTTACACTAACGAACACAGCGAAAAAGATGATGTTTTGGATTCATATATCTTCGGCCGCAGGGTTGTGTTTAACTCCCTGCTTTCAAAGCTGTCAAAGGCAAAACCACCTCAACCGGATCCGCAGCCCGAACCTGTTCCGGAGGATAAATCATATATGGATGAGATTGAAACCTTAAAAAATGAGTTTGAAATTATATAAGGAGGATTGATTTTTATGAACAAAAAATTACTTGCCATGATGGCAAAAAGAAACGAACTGAAAAATCAAGCGCAGCAGCTGCTTGATACTGTCGGTAAGGAAGGCCGGCCTCTGACGGATGAGGAAAGGGAAACCTTATCCGATTTGAAAGCCAAGATTGCAAACTGGGATGAAACCATTTCCGAAATGGCGGAGATGCTTGAGGATTCTGCACCGGTTGATGTGCCGGTAAACAGGGCGGATGCGCCTTCAAGCGGCAACAAGGGCAGGTTTGCAAACTTCGGCGAACAGCTTATTGCGGTATATAACGCGGCGCAGCCGAACCGTCCGGTCATTGACGAGCGTTTGCTGAACTCCGCCAGCGGCGCCAATGAAAGTGTGCCGTCTGACGGAGGCTTCCTTGTACAGACGGATTTTGCAACCGAACTTTTGAAAAACGCTTATGAAACAGGGATACTGGCACCTAAGTGCAAAAAGATACCCATTTCAACTAACGCCAACGGACTTAAAATCAACGCCCTTGATGATTCATCCCGTGCAAACGGAGCAAGATGGGGCGGCATACAAACCTACTGGGAGAATGAAGCGGATCAGTTAATCGCTTCAAAGCCGAAATTCAGGACAATGGATCTGTCACTTAAAAAGCTGACCGGACTTTGCTATGCAACAGACGAGCTTTTGCAGGATGCTTCCGCTTTGCAGAGCGTTATAACCCAGGGCTTTGCGGAGGAATTCGGCTTTAAGATTGACGACGTTATACTAAACGGTACCGGTTCAGGCCAGCCTCTTGGCATATTAAACTCCCCGGCGCTTGTAACGGTGGAAAAAGAAAACGGGCAGACCGACAAGATAACCGTAGAAAACCTTATAAAAATGTGGTCAAGGTGCTGGGGCCGCAGCAGGGCAAATGCCGTGTGGTATATCAATCAGGAATTGGAGCCGTATCTTTATACCTTGACGGTTGGCGACAAGCCTGTATATATTCCGGCGGGCGGCCTTTCTGAAAAACCATACGGTACATTATTTGGCAGGCCTGTTGTTCCCCTTGAGCAGTGCAGCGCCGCAGGATCTGTGGGAGATATCATATTAGGGGATCTGTCGCAGTATCTTCTGATTGACAAAGGCGGAATCAATGCCGCAAGCTCCATTCATGTGCGTTTCTTGTACGATGAGAGCGTGTTCAGGTTTATCTATCGTGTGGACGGTCAGCCCATTTGGAACAAACCGATAACGCCATACAAAGGCTCAAGCACTCTGTCGCCTTTTGTAACCTTGGCGGCAAGATAAGGAGGTAAAAAATATGCATATTGATAATTTAGGAAAGATAATACCCATATCGGTACCCGGTACAATCTTCGGAGCGGCAATAACGGGAGCGTTCGTTGAACTTACAAACTACCAGCAGGTAACCTTTATCGTTGCAAGCGGCGAGGGCGATGCCGGAGAAACCACTATTACGGTTGAAGGCAAGCTCGGTGCAAACGGAACAGCGGCAGCAATTCCGTTTATGTACATGGCAAGCGGGGATGAAGGGTTTGTGGAAAAAGAGGCAACCGGCGCGACATTCTCTATCGGCGGTGCGTCGGGCAAGAGCAAGTATGCGGTAATTACGGTGACAGATACCATGCTTGCTAAGGCAGGATATGACAGGGTATGCATCAAAACCACGAAGGTGGCAAACTCTACCGTTCCCGGCGCAATTTATGCCATTGCTTCAAAACCGCGTTATACGGAGTAAGGCCATGATAACCCTTGATACGGTTAAAGAGTTTTTAAGGATAGACCATACCGAGGAGGACGGGTATTTAAATATACTTATCCTCCTTGCAAAGGAGATGTGCGAAAACTACCTTCGGACAGACCTTCCTGAAACCCTGCCCGAGAGCATAAGACAGGCGATGCTGATAGTAATAGCACACTTTTACGAAAAGCGTGACGGAGAGCCGGTGCCGCAGGTTGTGTACCGGCTTTTGGATACTTACCGGAAGGAGATGTTTTAATGGACTTTTCAAAACTTCGGCACAGGATTATCTTCTTAAGGCCGACCGACAATGAAGCCAACAGCATGGGCGAAACGGTACCGAGATACAAGCCCTTTAAGCCGTATCTTCCCCTTCCCCTGCAGGTTCAAGGTGAGGATGTATATCTTAAGCATGATGCTGATGGAAATGCGGTGCTTGTGTATTCTGACGGAAGGCCCTACGCACACAAGCTTGCCTTAAAGGAATATTCCGTTGCGGGCTTTGTCTCACCCATGAGCGGACGGGAGTATGAGGAAAGTCAGAAATTGCGGGCTGAAACCACATACAAAATATCCACCCGCTTTTTTAGGAACATTACACCGAATATGCGGATTTTGTATGACGGGCGGGAGTTTGAAATCGTGTCGGTGCTGGACCTGAATGAGCGCCATGAGGAACTCCAGATTATTGCGGTGGAAACAAACAAGAGTACGTCGCAAAACTTTAATCAGGAGGAATATACCGATGGCTGATGATGGTACTTTCGGATTTGACGAGTTGCAACAGGCATTTCATAAGATAGAGCAGAAATACCCGAGTAAAACGGATGCCATGCTGATGGCGCTGGGACGCGTGGCGGCAAGTAGGACGAAATCCAAAACCCCTGTAGGAAAAACAAAAAAGCTGAAAGGCAGCTGGCGGCTTAAAAAACCGAAAAAATACGGCACCGCCCGCGTGGTGCGGGTACAGTCTGCTGCGCGCCATGCCCACCTTGTGGAATTGGGACATGAAATTGTCCGGGGCGGCAAAACCAGAAAAGGAAGCCGGTATCTTAATACGCTGGAGCGAAGGGTGCGCGGTATTCAATCTAAAGGCAGGGTTGAAGGAAAGAAAATGCTTGAAACTTCCTTTAACGAAATGGAAAGTACATTCGACCAATCCGTAGAAAAGCTGCTGGACGATTTAATTGATGAGGTGAAACTATGATTGCTCTTAAAGATATTCAAACCGCGGTTGCCGATATGCTGAAGAAAATCGGCTATACGGTTACCGCAAACGAGGTTACACAGGGCTTTACAAAGCCGACATTTTTTGTGGATGTACTGCCGGTTTCCACAGCTTTGCAGGGCAAGGCTTATGAGATGGTCACCGTAAGCGTTGAGCTTACATATTTCCCTGAGATCGAAACACGTGAGGAACTGGTGCGAATGGCCGAGAACATAAAGAAAATTTTTCTTTATGAAAGCATACAAGTCCAAGACAGGTTTTTGTCAACCGATGAAATCGTGTTTGACAATGAGAACAGTACGTTGCTTGCATATTTTGAACTTACATTTATGCAGGAAACCGGCATTCAGCAAAAGACATATCCCAAAATGAAAACCCTAAATACGGAGGTGAAGCAGAACAATGGGACTTCCACAAATAATAATCCAGTTTAAGACCTTGGCGGAAACAATGGTGTCACGAAGCGAAAGGGGTATTGTCGCCGTAATTTTAAAGGACAACACCTCATCCTTTGACACCAAGACCTATACAAAGGAAAGCGAAATAGTAAAAAGCCATTATACCACAACAAACCTTGCGTTTTTGTCACAGGTATTTCAAGGGAACCCCTCGGCAGTTATTGTAGAGCGTATCGGAACGGATGGCAGTATAGACACAGCCCTTGAAAGGCTCAAAAACAAAAAGTGGAACTGGCTGACGGTACCGTCTGTGCAAAGCGATGAAACCGGAACCATTGCAGACTGGATTCGCGAACAGCGCAGTACTTATCATAAAACATTCAAGGCCGTACTGCCCGATACCGCTGCAGACAGCGAGGGTGTTGTAAACTTTGCGACGGACGGTATTAAGGTGGGCACAAAAACATACACCGCAGCCGAATACTGCCCGAGAATTGCAGGCATCCTTGCAGGCTTGCCTTTAAACCGCAGCGCCACGTATTATGCCCTGCCGGAGGTGGAGGCTATAACCGAAAGCGAAGATCCGGACGCTGATATTGATGCAGGCAAGCTGATACTGATTAATGACGGGACGAAAATTAAAATCGCAAGGGCTGTGAATTCCTTAATGACTCTTTCAGACACTGCAGGTGAAGATTTTAAAAAGATAAAGATTGTGGAGGCTGCGGATATGATCAGGGATGACATCCGTACTACTTTCGAGGATGAGTTTATCGGTCAGATTGAAAACAGCTATGACAACAAGTTTATCTTTCTTGCAGCCGTAAACAAATACCTAAAGGATCTTGCAGACGCAGGAGTTTTGTATGACAAGTTTGACAATAAGGCGGAGATAGATATTGACGCTACCGCAAACTGGTTGAAGCAGACAAGGGATATCTCCGGCTGGGACGAGGAAAAAATCAAGACGGCCAATACCGGAACCAATGTATTTGTTAAGGCAAACATTCAAATTCAGGACGCAATGGAAGATTTGAAGTTCACAATCTATATGAGCTAAAGGGGTGATATATATGGCGCAAAAACCAACGGCGCCCCGCGTGATGAACGGCAAATGGGGCATGCTTTACTGGGACGGAGAGCCGGTGTTTGAGGTTTCAAAGTTTGAGGCAACGCTGAAGCTTGAGCGTGAGGATGTGAACTTTGCCATGCAGATGAGCAAAGACTCAAAACTCACAGGTTACTCCGGCGAGTTTTCCTTTACCATTAAGAAAATCTTTTCAAGAGGGCAAATCAAGCTGGCGAATGCGATTAAGCAAGGTCGGGATATACGTTGTCAGTTAATTGGTAAATTGGATGATCCCGACGCCTTTGGAAGTGAGAGGCTGGTGCTTAACAACTGCTGGTTTGGGGATTTGACGCTTATGAGCTTTGAAAACGCCAAAGTTCTGGAGGAAGAATACACCGGCGGGTTTACCGACTTCTACTTCCCGGATTTGGTACACCCAAGATAGGCTATTGCTAGCAGAATGTTTTATTGATATAATCTAAAGCAATACAGGTCAAGAAATTTTGTTTAAAGCCTGTTATCCTATTTGTAGGGGGATGGTCATGGATAGTTGGGAAAAGATTAATGCCGTTCAGCGTATGCAGGATTTTATTGAAGAAAACTTAAATGCTCCAATAACATTATATATGCTGTCCAAAGCGGCGGGATATTCACCTTGGCACTCCGCGAGAATTTTTAAAGAACTCACAGGGAAAACTCCTTTTGAGTATATCCGTCAGCTAAGGCTTTCGAAGGCTGCGGAAATTCTCAGGAATGAAAAAGCCAAGGTAATTGATGTCGCATTTGATTTTGTCTTTGATTCACACGAGGGGTTTACGAGAGCCTTTTCAAAGCAGTTTGGAATTACTCCTCACAAATATGCTAAGGATACTCCGCAAATTAATCTCTTTTTACCCACACGTATCCGTGACTATTACCGAAAGATTCAGATAGGAGATGGTAACATGTCAAATGGTCAAAACCAAAACACAGTATTTGTTCAGGTAGTGGATAGGCCGGCAAGAAAGCTAATTTTAAAGCGGGGAATCAAAGCAACTCATTACTTTGAGTATTGTGAAGAAGTGGGATGTTATGTTTGGGATGTACTTAGCTGCATTAAGGAGGCACTTTACGAGCCGATTGGAATGTGGCTGCCCGAAAACATGCGCAAACCCGGAACTTCGGTATATGCCCAAGGGGTTGAGGTTCCTGCAGACTATTCAGGCCATGTACCGGATGGCTTTGAAATGATTGACCTTCCGCCATGCAAAATGATGATTTTTCAAGGTCAGCCATATGAGGATGATAAATTTGAGGAAGCAATAACCGAAGTTTGGGAGATAATGAAAACCT